GGTTCAATACCATCAACACTTTTCCAAATAAATTGACTTTCTAATTCAAAATTATTAAGTTTAATATTTTCAGTAAAAAATCTTCCTGCAGTTCTTGGTATATGAATAAACAGAAACTTTTTTTCAGGATCAGGAAAATTTCTAATAGTATGACGATAGACTGGCATTAGACAGTATCAAAAATATCTACAGTAGGAAACCACCCAATACTCTTAAGTCTTGAAATATCTGCTTGATTGTCCATTCTTTCACCAGGAGTATCCTCTACAAGAGGCAAGTGACCCATGTTCATTACCTTAGCAAGTTTCTTAACAGACACTGACTTACCTGTTCCAATTGTCACAGGACCAGTAATACTAGATGATGCCAAGTAGTGAATAGCACGGCATACATCGTTGACATGAATCCAATCACGCTTGTGGTTCGTGACATACTTTGCAGTCTTATCTTCAAGCATCCTATACATCATGTTAGAACGACTGTTAGGACCATATACTGTTGTAAACCTCATACCAACTGAATTTGGGGGAGCCATGACTTCATTAATCCATTTAGTCATAGCATATGGATTCTCCCAGTAATCTTCTTCTACTGCGCTTGAAGAGGCATACAGAAGTCTTGTGTTTGTCTTTCTACACCACTCAAACAACTTCTTTGCCTTGATTACGTTGTTCTCATAATAAAGTTTTGGTTCTTTTAAACTTTCTCTAATATCAGCATATGCTGCAAGATGAATGACGAGATCATAATTACCACCAGAGAAGTCTCCAATATCATCAGGATAGTCAATACCATCAACATTTACAAAACCTAAAGTCTGTTGCCAATCTTGAAAAACATTACGACCAATAAAACCATTATGACCTGTAACTAAGACTTTCATGATACCATCCTACTAAATCCTTTAACTTTTTCAAATCTCATCACATTATCAAATCGATCTTCCAGACCAGTCTTGTGAGAGATAATAAAGATGTTTGCATCTTTCACAACATATTTAATAATCTTAAGGAACTCTTCTGTTCCAAACCCATCAAGAGAACTATCAAACACTTCATCCATAATCAATAGATTAGTATTGACAGAGTTTTTCATCCTTGCTACCTCTCTCCAGGTAAACAAGAGTGATAGGTCGATTCTCATCTTCTCTCCCTCGCTGAAAGAAGCATAAGAAAAATCTTCATGTATTGGAGACTGAACGGTTTCGTTAAACTCCTCATCAAGTGTGAAGTTAATATAGAAGTCCATCATCTGTAGATAACGGTTCACCTGCTGATTAATCAGAGGAAGATACTTCTTAATGATTTTGGATTTTACTCCACCGTCTTTAAGTAGACTATACGAAAAATCGTAATAGCTAATCGTGTCCTTCTTTGAAAATAACTCGTCGTATGTAGTTTTTAGATTATCCTTAAAGGTCTCTAACTTTTCATGTTCAGTATTTCTGTTTGCAAGTTGATCGGTAAGGTTTTGAACTTCCGATTCCAGATCTCTGATTTGTCTTTGGCATCCAGAAATCCTAGCATTGTTCTGAGAAATATCATTATTGAGTTTTGAGATCTCCTTTGATAGAGTAGTGAATTGACGCTCTCGCTCTTCTTCTCCTTTAATTGCCTCCTCCAGTTCTTTATAACCAGATTGCAACTCTTTTGCTTTAGTTTGAGCGTCGTTAATCCTATTTATTCTAAAGGTCTCTTCAATATCTTGATCACATGTAGGACAAACCGTATTCTCTGTGAAAAATTTATGTTCCTTAGTGATGGTGGATACTTTTTGGGAAATCTTTCCTTTTAAATTACCAAGTTTACGAAGTTTATCTGTAGCACCCGTAGTGTATTCTTGATCTTTAGTGTGACTAAAAATATTTTCTTCTGTTACAGCATTTTGCTTCATATACAAATCTGTTTCAGTAAGAAGTTCAGTTACTTTCTTCTTCTTACTTTCAATATTTTGTGCTGCTTGATTCTCCAACTCCTCAATAAAATTTTCTTGCATTTGAACTTTGTCAGTCAAAGACTCTTTCTTCAAATCAAGGACTTTAATATCTTCTTTCACCATACGAATCTTATCTTTAAGAATACTATTCATGGAAGAAAAGATTTTAATATCCAACAAATCTTCAATTACTTCTCTCCTACTGTTTGCAGGAAGTTGCATAAAAGGAACAAAAGTGCTGCTACCCAAAATTACAATCTGGGTAAATGACTTGTAGTTCATCTTCAAGACACTCTGTTCTAACCATTTTTGTTGATCTAAAGCAGCAGCAAACTGATCCATTACAGAACCGTTCCTATAGATCTCAAAGACAGCAGGTTTAATTCCACGAACCACTTTCCAATTAGTATCACCAATTGTAAATTCAACCTCTACCTTACAATCCTTCTCATTCACAGAGTTAATAAGTTGAGGTTTGTTTATCTTACGGAAAGGTTTACCAAACAGAGAAAACGTCAAAGCATCCAACACAGTTGACTTACCTGCACCGTTTGTACCAATAATCAAATTGGTAGAATTTTCATTAAGTGAAAATTCAGTAAATTGATTGCCCGTTGATAAAAAGTTTTTCCAACGAATCTTTTCAAACAAAATCATGACTAGCGTCTGGAGGAATTACAAGGTCGTTTTTTGTGATCACTGCATAATTATAGTCATGCATCTCACAAGTTTTGATCATTATTTCATCTTCTACTTCGATAATGTGCATGTCTGGACTACCATCATCTTCAAGCATCATAGCATATCTTGTCGCGTCGTCTTCTTCTTCAAACAAATATAATATTTGTTCTCCCTCATCATCTTTTACAGAATATGCTCCTTCTGTTTCTTTACCGTAGATCGTTAAGATATACATTACACCAACTCACATGCTTCCTGATAAACTTCATTCATAATTTTTTGAATCAAAGATTTGTCAAGAGGAACTTCTGCTTCTTCAATATATCTATTCAGGATTGACATCGTGTCCTCAGATTCAACCAGGTCAATTTCCTTATCATACCATCCACTAAAGTCAAAGTTTTCAACAACCTTCAATTCAGCAATGCCTGAAGAATAAAGTTTGTCTATAAACTTTTCAAAATTCTTAGTATCAGTCTTCTTACGAACAACTACCTTTACAATTTTGTTTTCGTATTCTCTAGTATCAAACGTTTGATGTGGCGTATCCTCATAGTAAATGTTGTAAAACATTTTATGAGGATTATTGACTGGTGTTCTTTCTAAAGTTTCTGTGTCAAAGATATGAAATCCGCGAGTATCATTGACATCACTCCAGAACATCTCATATGGATTTCCTAGGTATGAGATTTTACCATCTGTTGATCTAGTGTGATAGTGACCGGAGAAGACATGACTGAACTTCTCAAATAGTGAGCACTCCATACCATGCTCCATGACGATCTGTCGATTAACTCTAAATCCTTGGAGCTCAAGGTGCCCCATCGCGCACTTGCAAGTTGTCTTTTCAATAATCTTAAAAGTATCTGCTTCATTTTCTTGATTAATCCAGGGTATAAAAAGAACTTTGAGTTTGTCTAACTTTACTTCTTCCGGTGCAGAATAAACTTCTACATTATCATACTCACGCAGAAGAAGATCAACTGCATTAATTGTGTTAGTGTTTTTATAATATGCTGTGTGATTACCAACGATAGTATGAACTTTAACTCCCATCTTCTGGAGTCTATCGTAGTAATTATCCTTTGCCCATGCAAGAGCAGCAAAATTAATACCAGTTCTATTGTCGAAGGTATCACCCATATCAACAATCGTAGTGATACCTTCTTTCTCTAAAGTAGGAAAGAATACTTCGTTGTAGAACTTTAGAAAATAATCGTGAAACAGTTTGGAGTTTTTACGAGCACCAAAGTGTTGGTCCGTGATTATTGCAATTTTCATCAATAACGTAGTTTAGAATGCACTGCATCTTTGATACTATTATAGTCGCTGTAGTTGGATCCGTCAAGAGTGTTGTTGTCGTCAAACACCTCACTGTAACCAGACCGTTCAATGATCTTGTTCTTGATTTCTAACTGTCTTTTCTCTCGCTGAATACGACGCAGAAAAGCGTAATGAATAATCTGAGTGAAATACGCAAAGGGATTCTGGGATTTCTCTGGGTTAAAGTTATGTATGTACTGAACACAGTTCTCAATTCCGTCTGAAACCATGTCCTCTTTAAACATGTAGTTGACGAAGTTCGGTTTAAACGAAAGGTGTGTAGCAATCTTTAAAAAACACTCACCAATATACCTTGGAATGGGAGGTTTAGGAAGTTCCTTGATTACTGCAATTTCTTTGTCTTCACGATACTTGATAAGTGCTGCCAGGAACTCTTTATTATTAACATAATGTTCCGACCTCTTTCTCTTTGCCATTGGTCTTATCATAAGTTTATCTCATAATATGTATAGATTATATCATCTTACTAAAGACTTGACAAGTTCTGTAATTATAGTAGAATACCTTTGTGGAGGTTGATAGGGATAGCTTTAGTTCTTCTTAAATAACTTTTCTAGGATCTCTTTTGCATCATTGATATTACCGATGCGTCCCATACGTCTGCTTATTTGTTTGTTATTGTCATCATCACTGTTGGATGATCTAACATAGTCTTGATACATCATGATCATTTCTATATCAGATGATTCACTCATTGTAAGAATGTCAGCAATATTTAAAATGAACATATCTTCTGTGGTTGTTTTTAGCCAGGGTTCTACCTTGTAACCAACAACACCGGATCTACTTTTAATTTCGTTAACGACAACTGGATTAGAAACAAGAAGCATAGTTCTATCTTCTTCTTCAGTAGCAGCTATCTTGGCAAAGATTTCTTCACCAGTTTTTAATTTTAGTGTTGCATAAAAATCGTCTTCTATCATACCTTTAACTCGATAGTGATTATCTCATAGTTAAAATTTTCTTCATTATATGTTTTAATTCTTTCTATAAAATGATTAAGTGTGTAGTTTTTTCTAGATTTGGTTGAACAATCATCTGCAATATCATACAGAGTTGCTTTTACTTTATCTTTTCCTTTTCTAAGAACTCGTCCAATACTCTGAAGATTGCGGATTCTGGACTTACTTGGAGAGGCAAAGATAACGTTATGGAGGTTTTTAATGTTGATACCAGTAGAAAAAGTTCCATAGGATGCAACGATAATAGCGTTGTGTTCTCTTTCTGTAATTTCTCTAACTATCTCTCTTTCTTCAGCATCTACACCGCCATGTATAAAAAATACCTTACGGTCACCTCGCTTGTGTTTATTTATCTCCTCATAGAGTATGGCACCATGTGCTTCAACTCTTGCAAAAAGAACAAGTGAATTCCCTTTAAGATCAAGTGTTAGATTACGAATGAAACGATTACGTTTTTCGTGCCCTATTAAATACTGTATCTCATCTTCATAAACTTCAAACTTTTGTGGTGAATGTTTTAGAACGAGACACTGTATATCAAGTTGTGACAAGTGCCCCTGTCTCATCAATTCATCAGTTCTCGTTACCTTATATGATGGACCAAAGAGACCCTCTAACACCCACTTATGCGTCTGTGTGCCGTCTAAAGTTCCAGTAAATCCAAATCTATACTTGGCATGATGAAGTTTGGTCATGATGTTGATGAGAGACTTAGACTTGAACAAATGCGCTTCATCACCTATAATAACACCATAGTCTTCAAAGAAAGATCTTTCTAGTTTATAAACAGATTGCCAGGTTGTGATTGTTACTGGTGCTTCATTACTTTTTTCCTTACCAGAATATATACGGTGACAATATGAATCAGCATCCCAACCATAATCAAGAAAATCCTTGTACATCTGCTCTACAAGAGATGTCGTTGGAACA